CTTCGACGGCGTAGTGACCGAGTATGCAAGCAGGGTATACCGCACGCACACCTTCAGACACGACACGCGCCTTGAGCATGGCTCTAGGATACTTCTTCCAGTTGTCCTTGGTTGCCAAGCCGATAGAGGTGGCCTGCTTCATCGTCCATGCGAGCGTGAGAGATCCGCCGGCAGGGTGTGAGAATGTCATCTCTACCTTATCGTCGGTGTATGTGAGGTACTCCACCTTGCCACCAGCTTGCTGAAAGCGTGCTAGGATGGCCTGAGACTTGAGAGCAGGTCGGCCTTGAATAATGTCGTATTCTTGAACGACAGTGCCAGGGTGCTTGTTCTCAGCCTGTGCTACGATCATCACGGCCATGACCTGAGAGATGTCAGTGAAGCCGTAGAACTTGGACTTCACGATAGCCTCGGCCATGCGTTGTTGATCTTGGAATGGTACTAAATCATTGCTCATTTTTTCATCTCCATATGGTTAATTGATGTTTTAACCATGCTTTTTTGGTTTTAAATTCTTTGATTGTTATCCAAGCCTATATGCAAATTTGTCTCGCTCTTGACGTGCAAACATCTATTTCCTCACCAATTTCTCGATAAGTCAGACCTTTTCTTCGCAACTTTAAAACCAACTTATATCGGTCATATATGTCTATTGTCATTTCAGCAAAAACCTTCTGCTGCCTGGCTTTTCAACCACGAATTGATCGTAAACGTCTGGCATGGCTTGCTTGAATAAATCCTTGTCAAAGCTCTTGCTTGCTTTGGCTTGCTTCCATGTCACCAGAACCTCGTTGTAGGGCGTAATCAGCTCAGACTTATTTCGCATATAGTTCTGGATGTAGACTTGAAATGAACCTTCTTGTTCTTCCAGTTCTTTGATAGCTGATTTTATCCTTTTCAGGCTAGCAATCGCGTTCTCGATCGCAGCGGTAGAAACGACAGCCTCCTCAGTAGCCTTGGAATAGAGCATCTTGGCTTGCTCGACTGTCTCAGCGTCGGGCAGATCCCCAGTGTGTGCCAATGCCCACCATTTAGCGGCTTGCTGAATGAAATCAGCCTTCATTTCTTCCGTGACTTCGATCTTCCAGTACCGGAACCTTTGCCCACCGAAGAGGACCGCGAACCAAATGTGAGGCTTTCCGAAAACTGTTGCCTCATGGATGCACTGGATAAGGTCTGGTGTAGGTAGCTTGAGGCCATCGTCATCGTCGGGATACTTGTTCGCGACAGAAGCATTAAAGTTCTTAACTTCGAGAAGTCCACCGTCTGAGGTTTCGAAGTCTGTGTGGGCTTTGAGCCAGCTTTCGGTTCTGTGTTCTCCGGCGAGGTCATAATCTCGTACCTTTATATCTGTGGCTTCCTCGAAGAGCTTGCCGATCACCGGCTGCATGACATGACCCATTTGCACTGCTTCATTGCCTGACAGGTCGTCTGCCTGCTTCTCTCCGCGTTTCTCTAGTAATACATCGACGAGGTGGCCGGACACTGCTCTACGGCTGTCAGTAGCCCACCAACCTGAGCGTCGCGTCTCAGGNNNNAAGTCGTTCATTTTATTCTCCGAGTTTTTCTTCGATTTGATTTGCCAATTCTCTCAACAGGGCAATCAACTGTTTAGCGCCTTCTGTACTATCTTCTGCTATTTTGTGTTCATTGTTCAGTGAACAATCAATAAAATCTTTCACAGTATGGCGTAAATCAATTTTGATTACCTTACTGTCTTCCCAAGTTTCCCAACCTTCTTTCTGCTCTTTAGCCACATAGATGATGTTTACATCTGTGACTTTTGGATTTCCCAAGCCATCTTCGCTTCCAAAAAGGAAAGGGAAATATGAGTCTCCATCGTATATCTTTCTCATGCCATTCGTCCCCAATGGTTGATAATCAGACTTCTTCGATATTGTGTGCAATCCGTTCCACCAGATCTTTCTTGATCCAGTGCAAATCATTCTTAGCATGGTCAATCGTAGTCAGAAGGTCTGATATGACACCGAGCAATGGACCGTCTTCCATAGTGACTTCGAATGCAAACAATGTCGCTTGCATTTTTCTGACATAACCATCAAGACGCATCGCTTTATCTAGTTTCGCTTGGTTCATAGTGACCTCCTGATACGCTTATATCTATAATATGCGTCGCTTGTCAAGCGTGCTGTAATATCGTATAAAGATGACATCCGATTAACCAAGCAATAGGGGACACTAAATGTCTGACGGAATAAGGAAAATTACTCTTTTTAGTGCAGAGCAATGGGGAGAGGTTGTTGAGTTTCGGTTCAAACAACGCTTCAACTGTGAAGCTGATGGGGTGCGTAATCTTGTCGCAGCTGGACTGCACTATTACCGGATGATGGAAGATCCAGAATTCGCGGCTTTTGAGAACCGTATCGTTGAAAAGATGAATAACAATTCGGTGACAGCAAGCGAATAAACTGCTAAAAAGAATGAGGCCGGTAGAGCGCTAACTCTGCCGACCTCGAATTGGGGACGTTGCAGCCGCCCCGATAACAACCGCTTTATACCATTGCGGTAAGTATCGGGCAACCATTGGAGTACACATGGCCTTGCCCTTTATGCCCTTTTATTGGGGCGATTATTGGCGCGATACCGCGCACCTCACTGACGCTGAACACGTCGCCTACCTCAAGCTCATCTCGCATTACTGGCAGCACGGTGGCTTGCCAACTGAGAACCAGCGTCTGGCTCGCATTGCAGGCCGGACATTGGAAGAATGGCTAGAGATGCGTCCTGTCCTGTCCGACTTTTTCCAAGTCGATTGGAAACACAAAAGAATCGAACGCGATTTGGCTCGGCAAAATGAGCTGAAAGACAATAATGCTGAACGTGCCAAGCGTGCTGCAAATGCTCGATGGAATGCTCCAAGCATTGCTCAAGCATTGCCTGAAGCATCCTTGGAGCAATGCTTGACGAATGCTAACCAGAACCATAATCAGAACCATAATCATAATCATATTATAGAACCAAAGGCCAAGTCTTATGCATCGCGTGGTACGCGACTGCCTGAGGATTGGAAGCCATCTAAGACTGACCTTGAGTTCGCTGATGGGCTCGGCGTGAGGTCGGTGGAGGTGGATAAATTCAGGGATCACTGGCACAGCCAGCCAAGTTCGAAGGGCGTTAAGGTCGACTGGTCGGCAACTTGGCGCAACTGGTGCCGCAATGCAGAGCGAAGTTACCGAGGCAATCACAAGGAAACTTTACGCGAAACAACCGAAAAACTTTTAAAGGAAATTGAAAATGGCTACGAAAACGGAAGCAATCAAGGCAGTCTCAATCTTACTAGCGGCCTATAACGACACTCGGGCAGACCGAGAAATATTCATTCGTTTGGCCTCGGAAGCACTGGAACAATACTCGTCAAGGATACTAATAGCACTGGTAAACCCGTCAAATGGCATCATTGCGGAGTGCAAGTTTATGCCCTCGATCGCCGAGATGCACGAATTTTGTCAGGAAAAAGCTTATGGTTCAGATAAACCGAGGCCAGAAAATCCTGTTCGCATCGAAGTGGTGCTAACGCCTGAGGAGCAAGAGCATCGAAGGATCATGCGAGAAAGGGTCAATAATTTGTTCGACAGCCTACGAGTCGAAATGGATCACGGGAAGGATTATTTCCAAATTTACACCCGATCGATGCCCCCTGGTCGATTTACGGTTAATGATCCAGCCTATATCAAGTTTATAAATGATGACAGGAAGGCCAGAAAAGCCCGTAGAGAGGGATCGGCTACCCATCAAGGGGTAGGGTAGCACAAACAAAAAGACGGCCCTTGTGAGGGGCCGCCAAGTAGGGAGAGACTTCGGAGGAAATCTGATGCTAGTCTTATCACGATGGCTCGGCGGTGTCACTCACGTTTGGCAACTTGGGAGCGAACATATTGGCAATGCGTTTCACACCATCCGTCAAGTTATCTTCGACGGTAGCTAGCATATCCTCGGCAAGCCGGATCGGCTGAGTACCGTTCAAGCCGGAGGCAGTAGCGATCAGCCGGATCAATTCGGAGTAAGTGCTAGCAATGTCTCGGCGAGCTGCCATCTTGGCTTCTAGGATGGACATTTCGACAAGAAGCACGTCATGCTCGGACATTCCGTAGCCTAGCTTGTAGGACGCGATAGCGGCAGCCTTTTTGTAAATTGCGTTAGTCGAGCCGTAGGTTTCACTGGCAAGGTTAACGGCCTTGGCTGCATCGGTCATAGAGGTTTCAATCGTTGGCATTGTCGCGGTTTCCTTTATGTTTTCAATAAGTTATCAAGGGTTTGAACGGCCTCGGCCTCGGTAATCTCTAGAGGTTCGAGGATATAAAAAGTGTCCCGATAGAAGTCAGCTAGGCCAGGATTAACGGCCTCCACTGGCTCATCTCGCGGTTGTTCGGGACATAGCCGCAAGAATTGTTTAAGGGCTTGAATGGTTTCAGATGTTATCATCAAGCCCCCCATATTTTGTCAGATATTGCCCACACGCTTGCAATTAATGCGAGCCAAACGGTAGCTTCATAAAGTGCTGATAGGGTGTCAGAATATGTCATTTTAAACGCCTCTTGATCCTAAAAAGCCCCTAGCACCGTCACGCTTGGCATAGAACGCATGAATTGCTTTCAGCGCTTGATCGCACAAAAGGTGAAGCTCTTCTGGTACTTGGTAGTCGCATTCAACGGCTCGATAGTATCCCCACCGACCGTCGCAATAGTGAACGTCGCAAGCCTTGGTAAAGGTTTCATCGGCTTGATCGGCGATTGCTTTAAGCTCTTGCAATGTCATAATATGCCCCCTTAAAAAGTGTAAAATTCTGGATTGCCGCTTTTCGTTTGATGACGGCTGATTTCAATTCGCTTGCTAGCTGACCAGTCGTGTTGGCTGATTAGGAAATTAGCCCAACGGACTATATGACCGTCTGGATTGCGTAAAATTGCGCGTAGCCAAGCATGAAACTCGGCGCGGTCTTTTTTGGTTGGATAGTATGTCATGTCGCGGTTTCCTATGTTAAGGTTTCAATGTCACCTTATGACAACAATATCATAAGGTGACTAGGTGTCAAGCGATTATGCTGCACGAATTACAAATCCCGACGTGTCACGCTTAGCCTTGCGACCTTTAGGTGTTAATCCAACGATAACACCGTGCGGGTCTAAATGACGCAAATCATGCTTATCACCGTCGATCACGGTTAAGCCTTGCCAGGTCATAGGCACAGTCTCAAAAACTACAGCTGCATTGCCAAGCCCGGATGAAACGATCCTAACGACGTCGCTATCGTTAGCCTCATGACGTGATAGGATAAGATAATAATTGTCGGGAAGCTTGCGCTCTAAACGGCTAGCAATTTTTGTATAATCAACAAATTGGATATCAGGAAAGGCTAACATGAGATTGCGGTAGGTAACACCGTCACGCTCGCAAGCGATACCTTCCCACGCAATGTCGGTGGACCCGTTCATGCGTACGCAAAGCTTCATGCCAAGCTTTTCAGCTTTCTTGATGCCAAGCTCGATAGAACGTACCACGTCACGCATATAAGCCTTGCGCTCCTTCATGAAGCGCTTAGCCTTTGCCAGGCGAGATAGACGCACGCTATTTAGATCGTCATCCTTAGCTACCATGCCAGCTTGGCCGGATTGCCAGCCTAAGCACAAAGCCTTGCAAGCCTCTGAAGCTTTAGGGCAAAGATTGAAGCCCGATAAGCTAGCCGGTGCCATATAGTGGATTGCATTAAGATAGCCGTAAGATTGTGCTTTGATAGCCTTAGCACTATCGAAAGAGAATATTCTATTATCCATCGAAATCATCTCCTAATAGTTATTATTATATAAGGATCATTAATGTCCTTATCGCTTATGAGATAATCAGATAGTGACAATAGTGTCAATAGACGATTAGGCATCTATTACAATTATTTTTGTAAATTAGTGTTATCAGATCATTAATCAAATTAGTGAGGTATTTAGATACCGCGATGAAATCGATGGTGCCAGATACTCCCTGCGCGTTGGTCCAGAATGGTGCCAGATGGTCTATTATTCATAATCTGGACCCATGACATTAGTATCATCATTCATCATTCATTATCTATTATAGATAAGAGCTATAAGCCTATTGTGTGTAATAGCTATTAGTCATGAGATAGGCCTGCACCTTGACCTACGCATGGGCCAGGGGGGTGGCTGGAGCGTGCACCCCACATTCAGTTCCCCCCAAAAAATATTTCGGTTATAGTGTGCTTCTCGTTGCAATGGAGGTTCACATGTCATTTTCTGATTTGGTTACAAAGGTAGAAGGCTTGCTTAATCTGAAGGCTGATTGGGCTAATGCTAAGACTGCGCTTGAGGGTACGGTGGCTGAGTTGCAGGCTAAGGTTACTGATCTTGAGGCGCAGGTAGCTCAGGCTGCTCAGAATGCAGAGGCTGCTGCTGAGGCAGATGTACAGGCACTGATTGCCAAGATAGACGCTGCTTGACACATCAGGTAGTATCAGGCATATCTGGTTACGCGGGATGGAGAAGTAGTATCTCATCGCCCTCATAAGGCGAAGGTCGCGTGTG